ACAACTGTAGCTACCTACCCGTAGATGACCCTAAGTCCTTCGATGAGGCTATGTTCATCCTTCTCTGTGGTACTGGTGTTGGCTTTAGTGTCGAGAGGCAGTACGTCAGTAAGCTCCCTGAAATCCCTACTCTCTTCCAAAGCGATACCACTATCGTTGTGAAGGACAGCAAGGAGGGATGGGCTAAGGCGTTCAGACAATTGTTGGCTCTCCTCTGGGCTGGTGAAATCCCTCAGTGGGATATATCTAAAGTCAGACCTGCTGGTGCTAGACTAAAGACATTCGGCGGTAGAGCCAGTGGCCCTGCACCTCTCGTTGATCTCTTCAACTTTACTATCAAGACATTTAAGGATGCTCAAGGACGCAAGCTGTCTAGCATTGAGTGTCATGACATCATGTGTAAGGTAGGTGAGATCGTAGTTGTAGGTGGTGTACGTAGATCAGCAATGATCTCTTTGTCTAACCTATCAGATGACCGTATGCGTCACGCTAAGTCAGGTGCTTGGTGGGAGAACAATCCGCAGAGAGCCTTGGCTAACAATAGTGTGAGCTACACAGAAAAACCAGATGCTGTCTCATTCATGAGAGAATGGATGGCCTTAGTAGAATCAGGCAGTGGAGAACGAGGAGTATTCAATCGTGAAGCATCTAAGAAACAAGCTGAGAAGTATGGCAGACGTGATCCTGACTATGACTTCGGAACTAATCCTTGCTCAGAGATTATCCTACGTCCATATCAGTTCTGTAATCTCACTGAAGTTGTGGTCAGGGCTACGGACACTATCGACGATCTTGAGCGAAAGGTACGTATTGCAACAGTTCTGGGAACAATTCAATCTGTCTACACCCACTTCCCATATCTGCGAAAGGTGTGGCAGCGAAATACAGAAGAAGAGCGTTTGCTTGGTGTGTCACTCACAGGCATAATGGACAACCCTTTATTAACGAGTAAGAATCATGGTCTACCAAAAACTCTTGAGCACCTTAGACAGGTTGCAGTGGATACTAATATTGACGTCAGCAGTAAGCTTGGTGTTAACCCTAGCGTTGCTATTACGTGTGTTAAACCCTCAGGAACAGTCTCACAACTCGTTGACAGCGCCTCAGGAATACACGCACGGTATTCGCATTATTACATTAGAACCGTTAGAGCCGATAACAAAGACCCCCTTACCACCTTCATGAAGGACATGGGTATCCCTAACGAACCAGATGTAATGAAGCCAACTAACACTACTGTCTTCTCGTTCCCTATCAAGTCACCAGATGGTGCAGTTGTTACCTCTGACCTGACAGCAATAGAACAACTAGAGACTTGGCTCACCTATCAGAGACACTGGTGTGAACACAAACCATCTGTCACTATCAATGTCAGACCTGATGAGTGGTTCGAGGTAGGAGCCTTCGTGCATAAACACTTCGATGAGATGTCAGGTGTGTCATTTTTGCCATACAATGAGCATACTTATCAGCAAGCACCTTATCAAGAGATTGGCAAGAGTGACTATAATATGCTATTATCTGTCATGCCAGACAAGATTGATTGGAGTAGGCTGTCTGAGTATGAGAAGGAAGACAACACTGTAGCTATGCAAACGATGGCTTGCTCTGGTGATGTGTGTGAAATCGTAGACTTAACATAAAGGAAAGTATCATGGGTCTAATAGAAATGTTTGTTGTAACTTTGGTATCACTTGGTGTACTAGAGGATGTAGTCGTACCTGTAGCTGAGACAACATGGGAGACCGTACAGGAAGTTGTGAATGCCGACTAAAAGAAAGTTTAACAAAGAAGCTTATGATCTGTACGATCAGACAGCTAAGGATAAACTGGTGACCCTTCTCTCTGAGAGGGGCCACACCATTATCTCTTCAGATGAAGACTACTTCGTAGACGTAGTATCACAGAAGGATGGGTACACATACTACAGTGAGGCTGAGGTGAAGACAGCATGGACTGATAGCTGGCCTACCACTTGGAAGGAGATCAGGATTCCAGAGAGAAAGAAAAGACTTCTAGCTAAATATCAAGAGGAGAAGGGTGTCTTAAACTTCTATGTCTTCAGTAAAGACCTGAAGCAAGTATGGAGAATCAAGGACACACAGTTAACTGAAGAGGGTTTGAGAGAAGCTAAAGGTAGATACATCCACGCAGGTGAGAAGTTCTTTCATATCCCTTATACAGAAGCGGAGTTAATTAATGTCTGACATAATAAATAACCCACCTCACTATGGAGATGGGTCTATTGAGTGTATAGAGTACATGAAAGACAACATGGACTTTATGATGTTCATGGGATACCTAGAGGGTAACACTAAGAAATACCTTCACCGATACAGATACAAAGGAAAACCTTTAGAGGACTTGAAGAAAGCACAATGGTACCTTAACAGATTAGTAGAAGAGATGGAGGCTAAATGATATGGAGACTATGTTTGTAGCACTGGCAGTTGCCTGTGGGTTAATCGAAGGTGACCCGTTACTTAACCAAGGGTGTGGAATTATCTTTCAAAGACGTTTAGTTTCTACTGAAGAGGAGTGCATAAAGGATGCTGCCTTAATGGTAGCTGTCATGCCACCCCCTGCTGGTGCTTACATAACAGATGTCCAATGTGTTCCTGTTAAGGTAGACCCTAGAAAAAATAAAACCTAAGTTCGTTTCTTCCCTGAAGCTGTCGTTGACCACTTCACTCTCTTGGGGCCAGTCTTTTTGCTGGCCTCTTTTTTTGTTATCTTACCAGCTACTGCCTTAGGTCTACACGCAGGGTAAGGACGTTTGCCTCCCTTGGCACTCTTACGTCCACAAGGTTTACCTGTCTTAACGTCGATCCACTCTTCAGCGAACCACTTACCTAAGCCACCCTTAGCCATTACTTCTTCTTACCTCTGATTTTCTTTAGGTCAGCAGCAGTGATCTTCTTTCTAGGTGGGGCTACAGCAGCTAAACGTTTCTGCTTAGGAGAATACTTTGAATAGGGCATTACTTCTTCCTTACTCTGTTGTCTTTACCTGACCATGTGCCACCCTTAGACTTATACCACTTGGAAGCCCAAGCGTTTGCATAAGCTGAGGGGTAGACCTTGAACTTCTTCTTAGCCTCTGCTTTGGCTCTAGACCATAGGCTAGGGTTGTTTGGCTTAGGACTACTTGCCATTTACTTTACCTCTTTTGACATCCAGATACCGAAGGCTCCTGTGGCTGCACCCATGCACACTGACACCAGTGAAGTCTGCTGTGTTGTGGGCTCAGGCAAAAGCATGAACCACTCAACAACCCTCCAACTCATGACAGTGAATACAAGCATCATCAGACGAGGCAGTACCTTCCAGTCATCTAATACAGTATGAGCCATTATATTTTACCTAAGTAAGCCAGAAGAACAATCAAGGCTAGACCGCCTGTGAAGACAACAAGGAGAGTTATCAGACCAAAGAGGAGTATATTCTCCCAGAGTTTCTCTCTTCTCTTCTCTCTTTCTTCTTGTTCTTTCTTTCGTCTAACCCTGATCTCTTTACGTAGTTCTATCAATTCCTGCCAAGCTGAGAATCCTCTAGTGGCTATGACTATCTCTCTGAGTTGATTTTCTATATCGTCGGCTTGCTTACGTTTAACGAAAGTGTCTAAGGCTTCTTCATTAGCTGACGAGAACAGACTATTCTTCTTCTTGTCGTGGTCTTTCTTGGCACCATCTATAGCATCGAAGAGAGCACCCAAGTCTTTGGCAAGTGAGGTTATCTCTTTGCCAGCAGCTATCCCTGCCTTGACGCCAGCAAAAATTGTTAACGGGTCCATTTCATCCCCACACTATGAAGTCTACGTTCTCACCTACTCTTTGTGGTACCTTGTTCATGTTGTGAGGATGATAAGTATAGGCTTCTTCGTGCTTATACTTATCTGCTTTGCGGTCCACTGCTGTTTTTGAAATTTCTACTATTTCTTGTTTTGCTGTAAGCTCTGGGGTCTTTACTTTATCAAATGGCATTTGTGGCAATGGTAGATAGTCTAATAACCCTAAGCTTACAGTCATATTACTTCTTACCTTTCTTTACCACTCCAACTTTGTTCATTTTTCCAGACTTAGGTTTATAACCCTTCTTAATAGGAAAAGCACTCATTTTTTCCGTGCCAAGTTTCCTATCAAGAGCTTGTCCTAAACGCTTACCAGCTACAGCGAAATCAACTGTACCTTTAGCTACCAGACCTAAAAGACTTCTCATTGAATTTGAAGCCTTTGATTTATTTTTTTCCATTTATATACTTACCTTTCTTTACCATTTCTTACATGACCAGTATCTAGCTGTGAACTTATCTGTGGCTGTGTCACACTTGTGTCTAGCCCTGAAGCTCTTGCGTCTGGCTGGTATGTTCTTCTTGATCTTCATATTGGCATCCCCAAAGCGAATGATCTTCTCTTTGCCATCCTTACAAGCTTTGACAACAAACTTTTTACCGCCTGAAACCTGACGCTTCGGGCTGTTACACTTCATCTTTGATTTGTCTATCTTAGCCACGGTATCTTCCAAATGTTATAGTTTTAAGGAAACCTTTCCATATCTCTATGGGGGATGGAAGCATCCACCCTAAGACCAGCAAAAGTATAACCCACATAGGGATGTCTTGGTTCAAGACCTTGACACTATCTACTGAACCAGCCAGATTGAATGAACCTTTGGACTCGTCTACCTGTACGTTCTCAGCTTCGATGTCTCTGCTTTGGTCTATAGCTGACTGATTATTCTCTTTGCCTACCTGAGTGTTTGCGTTAACGGTAGGTCCACCACCGCCACCCCCAAGGAGAGACATAGGGTTGAGACAAGCACTAAGTGTAAGACATAGGAGTATGGCTACAAAGGGCTTCATTTACCTTCTTCCTTCAGGGCAAGAGACACCGCTTGCATCCTAGGTATAATACCAGCCCTTCCTCTTTCTCTGGCTGTCCTATATTCTTCATTATTCAAAAATTCCGTAGAAGCTTCTACAAATTTACCTTCGTTTATCAAGCCAATTGTTTTAGGGCTTCCTGACATACCGCCTCTGAACCAACTTTGTGCTATTTCTACTCGTAGCGGAAGGGATAGTTCATCAAAGACAGGGATTGCTTCCTTTATTGCAGGTAGCCTTTCTGCTATGTCACTACGCAAAAGATTAAGAGCATCTTCCTGTGTAATCTTTTGGTTTTCCTTAACATCAGAGCCGTAGTGTCCATAACCTATAGTCAGAAACTCCTCGTCTTTAGCGGCTCTGTATGCTGTATCTCTAAACTGTTCTAAACCTATCAATCTTTCTATCAGAGCTTGTTCAAAAGTTTCACTTGGTTTTGTTTCTACTTGAGTTTCAGTTACAACAGGCTTCTCAACCTCAGCCCTAGGGGTTTCCTCAATAATCTTCCCGTACTTACCAAAGAAATCAACCCTTAGGTCTTCCTTTGATCTCTGTATTTCTTGTACGATTTTACCGTACTTAGCAAAATTAAGTTCTGCCATATCACTGATCTTCCCTTTGGTAAAGATTACCAGCAGGGTCACGATAGAAAGAGCCGACAGGAATCCTAGAAAGTTCTTCTTCGGTCTTAGGTTCATACGGATTGTTCCTATCCCCTAGTCTACTTAGTGCTTCCGTAGATACGCCTTGGGTATCAGATGTATCTGGTGCTGTTACAGCAGCCAAAGCTTCTTGCTCTATTTGCTCTACTTCAGGTGCGTCAGCAGTAGCCCCTAGTCTACGTAAAGCATTCTTGTATTTGTTTAGATTAAAAATCTTTGTGTTAGCTGCTGTCATAGCTACACGGATTTTCTCAAAGTCTAAATCAGAGCCTTTTATAATAACTCTATTCTTTTCTTCAAGAGGAATTTTACGACCCTCGTCCTTAAACATAGCATCAATGTCATTGTCGTAGTAGGTATTAGCTAGCTTCTGTATTTCAAAAAGTTTTTGATTACCTGTCGATGACATGTTTGCGATAGCATCTTTATTTATAGATAACATTTTTGTTTGTCTATTAATAGTTAAGAACTTATAGGCTTTTTCATCCCTGAAGCTGCCAAGTACAGCCGTTTCATATGACTTAGATTGCAGCCTCAAAGCGTTAACCAAACGCTCTCTTGTTATCAAGTAAGCATCGTTATCGTATTGCTTTAGCTTCTTTAGTTTTTTGAAGGTATCCTCAGAAAATACTTTATCTAAGATAGGGATGTCAATAATCTGGGGTGACGTTACCATATGAAGAGAGATAGCCTCTAAGCCTCTGACAAAGTTTTCTCTTGCATACTCTTGGACCATCTCTTCGGAATTAAGTAAAGACACCTGATTAAGGTAAGCGAAGTCGATAGACTCCTTACGATCTTGAGGTTTTTTACTCTTAGCTAATTCAATAGCTTCTGGGGTATAGAGAAATTCCATAGGAGTAGGCTCATCAGTAGGAGCCTTTTCGCTAATCTGTTGGGCTAACTCAGGGAAGACAGGGAGAGGAGTAAACTCTACGTTCTTAGGTAAGATTTCGTTAGATAATTTTATTTGTTCTGGAAGATACTTATTCATCCAAATATCAGACACCTTATCTAAGTTGCTAAGAATAGCAAAGGCTGCTGCTGGGTCTTCCATAGTCGCAGCTTGTAAGGCTATAGACTTTGCTATTGGTGTGATAATACCCGCCTTTAGTTTTTTTAACTCTTCTTGGTCATAAGACTCAAGACTTGTTAGAATTCTTTCAGCAGTATCAACTTTGCTTTGCACCAATTGCCAGTTATCGTCAGTAACCATAGGTGGTTTAATTAATTGAATTGCAGCAAATTTAGCCCTAAGGTCTTGCATACTTTTAGGAGAGACATTGCCTCCTGCAATTTCAATATCCAATCCCATAGTGCCTAGCTCTATTATTCTGTCTAAAGCTGGTACAATTTGAGGCACGTAAGAGTCTAAAAATTCTCTATTATTTATGTTCTTAGTATTAGCTAGATACAATTCTGCTGCTTCGTTCTTCTGCACTTGACCGATAGCCTCTACAAGTATATCCTGATCTGTAGGTGTTATACCCGATGCAATTAAATTTTGTTCTGCAAGAACGAGGTAGGCTGGGTTCTCCCCTAGCTTTTTACTAACTAAATTCAAGGCTTCCTGATCGGGATCGAAATTGAGGTATGCAATATCAATACCTGTTTGTATTTTAACTAGATCAGAAATGCTTTTATCAATTTTTAAACCATTAACTGAAGCTTTAGCGATAAGAGAATTAAGAGAAGTTCTAAGGTTAAGACCCTCTTGCCCTTTTAAATTCTGTAAATCTTTAGCGAAATTAGAATAATTTTCACGGTCAACCTCAGCCTGTGTGGGTTGTCTTTGTTTACCAGAAGACATCATGGTATCCATGACACCGAAAATACCTTTAGCTAAGGCTAGTGTACCCTCTGCTGCTGCACCCATTTCCGTTTGGCTAGGCATTGTGACACCCTGTGTGTACTCAGCACCAGCCTCACCTAAATCCATTGCATATCCAGCCATAGTTTTTCCTTAATACATTTGTAACTGAAGAAGGCCAGCATTATAGCCTAAACCTAGTTTGTGGGAGTCTCTCATTACGTCAGCTAATTGACCTGCGTTCACAAGACTATTCTGAAGAGATATTTTTAGCTCGTTAGACAAAGGCATAGCCCATAGTTCATCATTGATTTCTTCCCAAAGTTTAGAGCCTCTTAGGAAGTCCTCTTGGTCACCTTCTCTTAACAGGGCCATAGCTCTATCAGCCTTGGACTTTAGTCTGTTTCTTATCTCACGATACTTCTCGTTCTTCTTGAAGACCATCTCTTGATAATCGTAGTAGTTCTGCACAGGTGCAGGGGTAGCACCCATAAGTACAGCAGCAGCGTCTCTAGCTGTCAACCCACCAACTACTAACTTACGTGTACGGCTACGATAGTTACCTGTTTCTATAAGTTCTCTGATCTTTTCGATCTTGTCAGCAGTAGACAAGTTACGAACCAACTGTGTCAAGTCCTCTCGTACCATTTCAGTACGTCCACCAAACATTGACCTGATAGCATTGACACCAGCAGAGGAGAAGTCTTCTGCAATCTCACCTGATGGACCGAATAGAGTGGTGATCAGGCTTTCATCGAAGAGCTTACGATAGGTGTCTGTGACCTGACCTAGAGGTGCAGCCCTTTGTGCATACGCTGTCTCAGTACCTAGACCCCAACCTAGAAGCTGATCAATCAACCCGTACTTGATCATGTTGTGCGTCTCTACAGCCTGAGGATCATCTGAGGAGTAGCCTAATTTCTCTGTGACATACCCTGCTGTGCGGCCTATACCAAGTCCTGTCAAACCCCACATTGGCCCCATAACGAGGAACATCCTGAATCTTTCAGCAGCAGTAAAGTTACGTCCTACAACTATGTTCTCCATAGCTCTAAGAGAGAAGGTTAACCACTGAGTAGGTACTCTCATCGGGCCTGACTGAGCAAAACTTCTGGATGCTGAAGTCATACGGAAGGTTAGGTCTTGCTCTCTGTTGGTAATCCAAGTCTTACCTGAAGGGGAGAAGGGATCAATGTCAGGACGTTTAGCTCTGTGCTCAAGGAATGCTGTAATAATCCCTGTTAAACGTGAAAAACGTTCACCTTCTCTAAAGAAGATGGTTGAGGTATCTAAGAATTTTCCAACTGATGCTTGAGCTTTGCCCGTAAGAGTGCTAGCCGCACCAAACTTTTGAGGAGCTTGGAGTTCGATAACTTGGTTGTCAATTATATTCCTCCCGCTTTCATCTATGTATCTGACAAGAGTATTCAACTCGTCCTCAGTTAAGCCAGACATCTTAGATAAACGTTTAATTGCTGTCTGTCTAGTGGCACCTCTAGAGTTTGCTATGATCATCATAGGCGTTGTCAAACCTAGTGCTTTAAAGCCGTGAGTAGGAGAGATACCCACCAAAGGTGCGCCTATGGTAAGACTATGCAAACCCTGAAGCATAAACTGGTCTGGGTTCCAGAAACCAAACTTAGAATAGAAACCAACTTTCAGTAGTTGAGATGAAGGATCAGTAGCGGCTAAGTCCCACTTGAATCCTGTCTTCTCAAAGACATACTCAGTAGCTGACCTTGTGAAGGATTCCCACTTATCTGACAACCAAGTAGGCTGATTGAGCCTACGTTTGATGACATCTTGTGTCTCACGTAGTTGTGCAGCTACATCGTTAAACTTACCTGTCTTGGTAACCTCAGCTTCCAAAAGTCTACCCAAGAAATCATTCTTAGGGAGAGCACTAACTCTATCCCAATTCCTGATTAGTCCTTGGTTAGCCTCTGCTAGTTTATTCCAGCCAACTAAAGCATTCTGTGAGGCTGCACGATTAGCATAACCAAAAGCTTCAGTACCAAACTGGTCAGCGATAGCTGATATTGGGTTAGCA